AACATAATTGAGGGCGCTTGGCGTGATTTCTCACGTTTCGGCGGGCCAACCATTGATGGTGGTCTTTCAATGGTGGATTTGTGCAATCACATCATATCTGGCGTTGCGCGTGACGGTGAGGTGTTCCTGAAGATCGTAAAGGGCAACTATTTGCGCTACGGCATAGGTTTGCAGCTTATTGAGCCTGATCTTGTGGACGAAGAGAAGAACGAGCTTGCGGCAAACGGCAATCAGGTGCGCATGGGTGTTGAGCTTGACAGCAAAACCAAGCGTCCGATTGCGTATTATGTGCTGAATTACCATAAGGGCGACTATGATTACATGACGCCAGCCGCAGAGCGCAAATATACGCGTGTTTCTGCGGATGAAATGATGCACATCTATCGCCCAGAACGCGCAGATCAGACTAGGGGTGTTCCTTGGTCTGTTGCTGCGATTGCGTCATTGAAGATGCTGCATGGTTATCGTGAGGCTGAATTGGTTGCGGCTAGAACTGGTGCTGCCAAGATGGGCTTCTTCACTAGCCCTGCTGGAGATGGCTTTACGGCTGACGGGTTTGACGATGAGCAAAACACTGTGCCCATCTATGATGCTGAAGCTGGCACGTTCCACCAGCTTCCTGCTGGCGTTGACTTCACTCCATTTGACCCAACGCACCCGACATCTGCGTTTGCTGACTTTGAGAAGGCAATTCTGCGCGGCATAGCTGGTGGGTTGGGCGTAAGCTATACATCATTGGCCAACGATCTTGAGGGAACAAGCTATTCGTCCATACGTCAGGGCGCATTGGAAGAGAGAGATTTCTACCGCACGTTGCATAGGTTTATGATCGATCACTTTCTTGATCCGTTCTATCGCATTTGGCTAGAGCATGTGATGGATCATGGATTTATACCTATTTCTGGTGAAAATAAGGTATTTAAGTTCAGCCAAGACGTTACTTGGCGCGGCAGAGGCTTCCAGTGGGTTGATCCGCTCAAGGAGATGAATGCTGCTGTTGTAGGCTTGCAGAACGGCATTCTGAGCCATTCTGACATTGCTGCAACTTATGGGCGAGATGCAGAAGATACGTTTGCCCAGATTGAGCGTGACAAAGAGCTTGCTGAGCAATTTGGTCTATCTATGGCTTATCAGCCGTTTGGCATGAAGCAGCCAGTACCAGCAGAGGTGGATGATGTCGAACAAACCGACTGATGGAATGGTAGAAGAAGCGAAGCGTGGCCTAGAGTGGCGGCGTGAGTTTGGGCGTGGCGGCACTGAAGTTGGCATTGCTAGAGCGCGTGACATATCCAATGGCAAGAACTTGTCAGACGATACAGTCAAGCGCATGTACAGCTTCTTTAGTCGCCATGAGGTGGATAAGAAGGCTGAGGGGTTTCGCGTAGGTGAAAAGGGTTATCCATCAAATGGCCGTATTGCATGGGCGCTTTGGGGCGGTGATGCAGGCTTTTCGTGGAGCAGGCAGATTGCAGATCGTTTAGATAAAGAAGATCGCGCTCCTGAATTGACTGACGCTGTGAAGGTTGGCTTGGCCAAGAAAGCCAAGGATCACAATGAAAAGGTTGGTGATGTAGCGTCTAAGCGTACTAGCACACGCACATTAAGCGCAGTATTTCGCCGTGGCGTTGGCGCTTATAAGACAAACCCGCAGAGCGTCAGACCCAACGTAAAGTCACCTGAGCAGTGGGCATATGCCCGCGTGAACAGCTTTTTGTACGTCCTGCGCAATGGCAAATTCCGCAGCGGAAAGCATGATACTGACCTTCTGCCAAAGGGTCATCCAATGGCTAACGATGAAAGGGGTAGCGCAGATATGGCAAAAGATGATATTATTGATCTTGAACTGAAAGGATCAACAGAGATGGAAGAGCGTCACATATTGAACGTAGAAGAGACAGATGATGCTTATACTGTCACTTTTGCGAAGCCTGATCGTGAAGATCAGCCAGAAGAGATGCAGACTACTCAGGAAGATGATGAGCGCATTCAGAATTACGATGATGAAGAGCGCCTTGACCGTGAGAAGATGGAAACTCGCGGCATGTCGTTTGACGGTAAGGTTGTTGACGAAGATAAGCGCACTGTGCGGATTGCTGTATCCAGCGAAGAGCCAGTAGAGCGTAGCTTTGGCAATGAAATATTAGATCACAATGAGCGCAGTATTGACCTTAGCTTTGCTAAGTCAGGCCGTATGCCGTTGCTCTTGGATCATGACCCACGCCAGCAGATTGGCGTGGTAGAGGACGTAAGCCTTGATGGATCGGCCCGTAGATTGCGGGCGACTGTGCGTTTCGGAAGAAATGGACTTGCCAAAGAGGTTTTCGAGGATGTTGTGGATGGTATCAGAAGCAACATCAGTGTTGGCTATCATGTCAACGATATGGAGCGTCAAGATGCGGATAGCTACCGCGTGAAGTCTTGGCTTCCAATGGAAGTATCAGTTGTTAGCATACCCGCAGACCGGACAGTCGGGGTAGGCCGTGCAGCAGAGAAGCCACCCGCTCAACCTATCACTGAAGCTCTTATTAGAGAGGAAAATATCATGTCGGAAGATAACAAGATCGACATCGATGCGGTAAAGGCCGAAGCTACTCGCGCTGCCGCAAAAGATACTGCTGAAATGTATCGCTTGGCTGCAAAGCACAACAAGCGTGATTTGGCAGACAAAGCCGTATCAGAAGGCCGCTCACTCGCAGAATTTCGCGGTGAATTGCTGGATGTAATCGGTAATGCACCATTGGATACGCCAAATGAAATCGGACTTGCCCCGAAAGAGGCCCGTCAGTTCTCATTGCTTCGCGCTATCCGCGCCCATGCAAACCCAACTGATCGCTCTGCACAAAAAGCTGCTGCTTTTGAATTAGAAGCTGCTGCTGCTGCGTCAGACGCGATGGGTGTTGAAGCACAAGGCATTATGATCCCAGCAGATGTATTGCGTAGCTGGAAAGTGCGCGACATGAATACAACTGACGATGCTGGCATCATTGCTGACGATTTCCGTGGCGGCGATTTCATCGACGTATTGCGGAATGCTTCATCAGTTATGCAAGCTGGTGCAACAATGCTGACAGGCTTGTCAGGCAACGTGAAGATCCCAAAGAAAACAGCCGCATCATCTGCCGGTTGGATTTCATCTGAGGGTGGCGCATCTGGCGAAAGCGAGCCAACTGTTGGTCAGGTCACTATGGCACCTAAAGTATTGGGCGCACATACAGACATCACACGCCTCATGATGCAGCAATCATCTTTGGATGTTGAAGCATTGGTGCGTAATGATCTGACAGCTTCTATCGCTCTGGCGATTGATCTGGGTGCATTGGCTGGTTCAGGCTCATCTGGTCAGCCAACTGGTGTAAAGAACACATCAGGCATCAACACACCAACTAACTTTGCTGGGGCTAACCCAACATTTGCTGAAGTTGTAGCGATGGAAACTGCGGTAGCAGAAGACAACGCTCTGCAAGGCAACTTGGCTTACATTCTGCCAGCCAGCATGTACGGTGCGTTGAAAACAACTGTGAAAGACGCTGGTTCAGGCCAGTTCGTAGTTGCTCCAGATGGATCAATGAACGGTTACAATGCAATCGTATCAAACCAAGTCACTGCTGGTGATCTGTACTTCGGTAACTTTACTGACTTGCTGATCGGCATGTATGGCGGTTTGGACATTGTTGTAGATCCATATACTGCGTCTAGCTCAGGCACAGTACGGATTGTTGCACTGCAAACTGTAGACGTAGCTGTACGTCACGCAGTAAGCTTTGCATTCAACAATGACGGTGCATAAGAGTGCTAACTTGGGAGGGCCACTTGGCCCTCCTTTCCAATAGGGGGCAAAAGATGAAATATATTATCCTGAAATCCTGTGTTGCTGCTGGTCAAGCTAGAAAAGCGGGCGATATAGTTGAGCTAGGCGCAGATGAAGCGACTGCGTTAAAGGGATACGGGCGCATTGATAATGCTCCTGCGCCCAAGCCTGTGTCGGCTCCTACTGATCGGGCCGCAAAGCCTAAGACCACAAGGGCCAAGAAATGAAGATTAAGCTGATTAAGGATGCTACTTGGGGCGGCAAGAGGGGCAAGGCTGGGGCAAGCCACATAGTTGATGCCAAGGTTGCTCAGAAGCTAATTGATCGCGGATATGCGAAGCCATATGTAAAAGAAGAAAAGGCTGAAGAAGATGGCGCTGCCACTAGCTGATGACCTAGCAAACATATTTGACGTTGATGAATTTGCCACTGCGGTCACTTATGATGGCGGCACGATCAACGGCATTTTTGACAATGAGACGATCCCTATTGATACGGGTGGTTATGTTTCTGTTCACGAAGAGCAGCCGCGTCTGACATGCAGAACAACAGACATCTCCAGCATAGCATACAATCAAGCTATGGTTATCAATGCGGTGACATATTATGTGCGGGCGTGGATACATGATGGCACTGGCGTAACTGTTATTCAGTTGGAGAAATCATAGTGGCTCACGTTAGGCAGCAAATAAGAGAGCGCATTGTTTCTGTGCTTACTACTAATGTCACGCTGGTCAGCAACCGCGTATATGGCACTAGGGTTTATTCTCTGACTGACGCTGATTTGCCAGCCATCACGGTTTATGCAGGATCAGAAGCATCTGCATTGCAAACCATTGGCGTAAAGACATCTGCGCGTGTTGTTTCTATTGAGGTAGACGCATATGTACGCGCAACAACTAACTTTGATAATGATGTGGACGCTATTGCAGTTCAGATCGAAGAGGCAATAGCCACTGACTTTACGGTCAACGGTCTTGCAAAGTCGGCTGTATTATCCGGTACAGACATTAATTTTTCAGGTGAAGCGGAGCAGCCAATAGGTTCCGCAAAGCTGACATTTGATGTAAGGTATGATACAGCTATCGATGACGTAGAAACGGCCAGATAGGAGGCTCCAATGGCTACACACACAGGCAGCGAAGGAACCGTAAAGGTCGGTTCTAATGCAATCGCAGAAATCCGCTCTTTCAGCATTGAGGAAACGGCAGATACCTTAGAAGATACAAGCATGGGCGATACTGCTCGCACATACAAATCGTCTTTGACGACATTCACTGGATCAGTTGATGTTTTCTGGGATGACAGTATTAATGGCGCAACTGGTCAAGGTGAGCTAACCATTGGTGCTGAAGTTACCCTTAATTTATACCCAGAGGGTGAGGTTAACGGTGACATTTTTTACTCAGGTCTAGCTATCGTTACGGGCCGCAGCATAAGCTCTTCATTTGATGGTCTTGTGGAAGCATCAATAACTGTGCAAGGTACGGGGGCATTAACACAAGCAGCGGTGAGCTAAATGACCAACCCTATAGACGCCTTAGACGATTACATATCGAATATCGAGACAAGGCATGTAGAAGTGACTTTACGCGCAGGGGCCAAGCCTCTGCGTGTTTACTATACCCCTATGACTTCTGGAGAGATGTCATCTATCCAGCGGAAGCATTCCGACTTTCCATCCGCCAACATAGATGCCCTGATTGATCTGATTATCTTGAAGGCTCTAAAGGAGGATGGCGAAAAGGCTTATACGATTGAGCATAAGCCTAAACTGAAGCGCATTCCCCATGAGGTGATCTATAAGATCAGTGCGCCTATGATGTCTGCTGGCTCTGTTGAGGAAGCTGAGGGAAACTAAGGAAAGACCCATTCAGGTTTAATTTAATCGCGTTAGCAGATAGATTAGGCCGCACCATTAGCGAGATTGAGAAAATCACGGTAACGGAGTATAATGAATGGGTCGCATACTTTAAGATCGTGGACGAAAGGCGGGAAGAAGATGGCAAGCGCAGAACAGCTAAAGTTTGAACTTCTTGCGGTTGATCGCGCTAGTCGGCCCATTCAGCAAGTTCAGGGTCGCGTTAGAAACTTTGATCGTCAGATAAAGCAAAGTTCAGTTCAGATGAACAACTTTGGCGGGTCAGTTACTGGTGCGCAAAAGAGTTTGCGTAAGTTCGCCTTAGGTGGCCTTCAGCAAGCGGGTTATCAAGTGGGCGACTATGCCGTTCAAGTCGCCAATGGCACAAGCAAGATCCAAGCTTTTGGTCAGCAGGCTGGACAATTCTTTCAGATCTTTGGCCCATTTGGTGCTGTGCTTGGCGCGGCCATATCCGTATTCTCCGCATTCAAGATGGCGGCTGACAGGGCTGCTGGTGCGACGAATAATGTAGAAACCGCGGTAACTCAGTTATCAGCGGCCTATGATACGTTAGATAGTATAGACTTCGATGGCATTGGGAGCGAAATGTCATCTTCGCTAGATCCCGTATTGGAGAAATATTCTTCACTGATAAGGCTAATCAGAGAGACCGCTGAAGAGAGAAGAGATGAGGCTTTGAAGACTGTTGTGGGTGCGCTTCCACCCGCATTGGACAAAGGGCTGCAAAACCAACTTAAATCGCTAAAGACTGCGAGGCAGAGAAATCAACAGTTTCTTGGACAAGAAGAAACTATATATAACCATCTTTTAAAGATGGAGAATGACAGGCTTAGGGTCACTGAGATTGTGCTTGGCATCAGGGGCGCGACGAGGCAAGAAGCTGCTGAAAGCTTATCTAATGCTACTGCCCTTCTTTATGAAGAAGAGCTAATGACAAATGAACTTAGGGATCAGTTGGATTTGTTCCAAAGCCAACAAGGATTGTCTAGTGTAATAAAATCGGAAGTCAGCGCCACCAAAGATGAAACGTCTAAAGCATCAGATGCTTATAGAGATATATTGGGGAGCGCATACGGCCTTATTCAGGCTGAAGATGCTATAAAGCAACTTTACATTGAGAAAAATGGAGCCATAGATAAGACCGCTGCAAATTACGTTGACATATTGGGTAGTGAGAAGGGGCTTTCTGAAGCTATCGCGGCGAACAATAAGCTATACGCAGATAGACTTGCGGCGAGGCAGTCTGAGGTAGAGGCCGCTCGCGCAGGGTTTATGATTGAAGCTTCTGTAACGGTTGCAGAAACCGAAAGGGCAAAAGCCATAAAGGAAATGCAAGAGGCTTATGCGAAGATAACGGGCGGGGATAAAGGCAGTGAAAGCATAAAGAACACCGCCAAGATCATCAAGACTGAACTAAGCCCAGAGCTTATGCGGATCAAAGACGCATCTGAGATGATAGGTAGCTCATTTGAGAATGCCTTTATGTCGGTCAAGGAAGGCACGATGTCAGTCAAAGATGCGTTTAATTCTATGGCTAATGACATTATTAACGAGCTTTATAGGATATTCGTGGTTAAGCAGATTACTGGATTTATTACTAGCGCATTCACTGGCGCGTTTAATCCTGCCTCTGCTGCGGGAACAGGTGGTGGAGTTGCCCCGCCAGTTGCTCCAAGAGCAATGGGCGGCCCTGTCTCTGGCGGTAGGCCCTACATGGTTGGGGAGCGTGGCCCAGAGCTTGTTGTTCCAAGCCGTAATGGTCATGTCATGCCTAACAATCAGCTTGGCGGCGGCACAGTCGTAGTAAATCAGAACATCAACGTTGCCACAGGCGTACAGCAAACCGTACGGGCTGAAGTATTAGGTTTAATGCCGCAGATCGCAGAGGCATCTAAGGCTGCTGTGTTGGATGCTAGACGGCGCGGCGGCGCATTTGCGGGGTCATTCTAATGGCGATAAGTTATCCTAGACCATTTTTGACGCATACGGGCGTTGCAGGCATTACCATCAGGGCAGTCAACCAAACTGCCATGACGATGTCGCCATTTACCTATAAGCAGCAGATCCACACGCACACAGGTAAGCGGTGGGAGGCTGAAGTTCAGTTGCCAGCTTTGAAGTATGATGATGCAGAAGATTGGATTGCTTGGTTGTTAAGTTTAAATGGCATGTCCGGCAGTTTCTTAATGGGTGATCCCAATAGAGCAACACCAAGAGGATCGGCGGGCACAACTGCGGGAACGCCTGTCGTGAATGGGGCAGATCAGACTGGTTCATCTTTGTCGATTGATGGGCTACCTGCGAGCGTTACAGGATATTTGAAGGCTGGCGATTATATCCAGCTAGGGGCTGGCGCTTCAGCAAATCTATTCAAGGTTGTTACTGATGTAGATACAAATTCATCTGGTGAAGCTACTCTTGATCTGTGGCCAAATATATTAACCGCGCCATCTGACAATGCTGTGGTTATTGTTACTAGCGCAAAGGGCCGCTGGCGTTTAAATTCTGGTCAACAAGATTGGTCAATTAATAACGCTAGTATTTATGGGATTACGTTTGCTTGCGTTCAGGTGGTGCCATGAGCCGCAATCTTGCCCAGATCCAGAATATTGTTGAACTGGATGAGATATTCCCGTTCTTCGCCATTGAGCTTTATTTCGATGTTGCGACATTAAACTTTGGCTCAGATACTATATCATCTGGCCCGTTGTATTTCTGGACGGGCTTGGGTGACATTACTATTGGTGCGATAACGTACACTGGCGCTGGTCAATTTCTGCAAATATCTGAGGTCACTGATACAGCCGATTTAAGGGCTGCTGGCGCAACTATTACTATGTCTGGGCTTCCTGTTGATATTATCGCTTTGGCGCTTCAGCAGCCTTATCAGGGGCGCTTGTGTAAGATTAAATTTGGCATGATGAATGCCAATAGAAATAAGACTGTCAGTGAAGATGGATCTGGTGATGCTGTTCTGCTGGCTGATACTGGTGACATAGATAACTCTGAAGGTGATCCCGCTGTGCTTGTGGATTTATTCATTGGCTACATGGATCAGATGAACATTGCCGAAAATGCTGACAGCGCGACTGTTGTGCTATCTGTAGAAAACAAGCTGATTGACTTGGAGACGCGCAAGTCTGAGCGATACACATCTGAGTTCCAGAAGAAGAAATATCGGGCGTTATACCCAAATGCGACTGATACAGACAAGGCTTTCGACTATTTGAATGATTTAGTTAATAAGCCGCTTGATTGGGGTTCCAAGTGAGGTTCAATGGCTGGGATATAAGCCTAGCAAAGTTTGTTGGCTCAGTCTTAGAAAAGCCTTTTGCGTGGGGCAGTCACGACTGCATCACTTTTGCCAATAATGCTGCCATTGCTCAGACTGGTAAGGGCTTTGCTGATGAGTTTATTGGGCGTCATAAAACTGCGCGTGGCGCTTACTTAGCTTATCAAAGGTTTCTGCGAAAGTCTGGCTATGACGATTTGATCGAAGGCTTTGATGATAGATTGAGCAGGGTAAAAACAAGCTATCCCCCGCGTGGCTGCATTATCGCCAGTCCATCAGGAAAAGAAGATGATGTTTTGCCGTGGGTTTTTGGTGTATCTGTGGGTCGAGACTTGGCATTTGTTGGGAAGAATAAATTAGTGTATTATCCGCAAAGCAGCAGCATGATTTATTGGTGGCCTCATGAGTAGCAAGGAAGAAAGAGAAAGAGCCTTTGGTGCTGTCGTATTCGCGGGGTTAGCTATCGCCAGCGGGGGTGTTAGCTTGGCGCTTCAAAGTGGGGCAAGCTTAGGAGCGGCGTTGGCTGCTGGTGGTACGGCCCTTGCAAACGCTACTTTATCTCAATTGGTCTTTTACTCCGCTCTTGGATACGCTTCAGGCGTAGGCAAAAAGGTTGAAATAGGCACAGCATCCGGCGGCTATAGCATCAATGTCAACTCAGTTGGCTCTGCGCTTCCCACTTCTACGGTTTATGGCAGAGCTAGGGTTGGCGGCTCTGTGTTCTATCAAGAGGTTATTAATAAAAGCAGTCTTACGCGCATGATTGCATTCGCGAACCATGAGATAGAAGAATTTGAGGAAGTCTATTTTAACAGTGAAAAAGTAACGTCAACCGTGCCTTGGTTTTCTACTGGTTACGAAAGGCCCACTGCATTAACTGATGAGGATGGTACGACAAGATTAGCCGACATTAAGATATTATATGCAGAGCGTTTAGGAACGGATGACCAACAATATGTTCCTGTGGGCCAGCAAGCAACATCAGTTTTCTCTGCAAGATCGACTTGGGGTGAAGAGCATAGAGCGGTTGGCGTTGCTTACCTTGCAGCCAACTTTGAGTACACCAGAGATGCTTTTCCTAACGGTGTTCCTGTCGTCAGTGCAACTGTTAAGGGAAAGAAGATATATGACCCACGCACTGACACAACAGCTTGGTCAGACAACCCTGCACTGATATTACGTGATTACTTGATTACAAGCGGTGTCGCGGATGGAACTGACGAACTTGATGATACGTTATTTATTGCAGCGGCAAACGTATGCGATGAAACGGTCACGTTAGCAGATGGGTCTACTCAAAAGCGTTACATCTGCAATGCTTCATTTACATCTGAGGAACAGCCGCAAAACATAATTAAATCAATATCAGACACAATGGCTGGCATGGTTTGGTATCAAAATGGCAAGTGGGGTTGTAAGGCAGCAGCATATACTGCGCCTGTCATGACATTTGACGAAGATGACTTGCGTTCTGGTTTAAGTATTGTGACGCGTAACACGCGCCGAGCAGGATATAACCAAGTCATTGGACTGTTTAAAGGTGATGAAACAAATTGGCAACCGGCCAACTTTCCTGCAATAGAAAGCAACGTATTTATTGAGGTAGATAACAACCAAGAAAGCACACTTGAGCTAGACTTGCCATTTGTGAGCAATGCAGCACAAGCGCAGCGGATTGCTAAGATTTCGCTGTATCGCAATCGCGAGCAGTTAAAGGTCAGCGGATCTTTTGGCATAAGGGCGTTGCAGGTTGGCGTGGGTGATATTGTTAATATTACAAACAGCAGACTTGGCTTTAGCGCCAAGCAGTTTGAGGTTGTTGAATGGACGTTTGGCTTGTCTGGCGACATGACGCTAGAGGTGGCTATGGTGTTGCAGGAAATCAGCGCTGCTGTATTCGAGTGGGATGCTGAAGAAAGATCGTTTGAGAGCAACAACACAACCCTAGCAAGCCCATTCTTTGTGCCACCAGTGGGCATTGCAACACGCACTGAAACTGCTGTTGTGAATGAAAAAGTGGCAAACAGGCTGGTCATCGATGTAACTAGCTCACAGCCAGAGTTGATTGACACGGTTGAGGTCGAAGCCAGATACGAAACTTCTGCATCTCATGTTAAACAGTTTCTAATTGTTGAGGCTATCCTAAACGCAGCCGTTGGGAACGAGCCAGAATACACTTTGTTTTCAAAAACATTAGGTGAGTTATTTAGTAGCTCTGTGCTAACTGAAAAAGGCGTTTCATCAACTAGGAAATTGGTCGATATAGACGATAGTGGGTCAATCAGCTCTGGTGACGCTTTGCAGTATTTAAAATATGTAAGCGGCGCACAGTTTAATTCAAATTATATAGATTACATCACTGATGTTTTGCATGTGGCGCTTATATCCAACGCATTATTCTATCAGAAATATGTAAAATATTCTTTTGATTATACGGGTGAATATACATCAGTCGGAAAAGGTGACCTTGGCTTATTTTACATCAATGACATTGCTGACGGGAAATATACGGTCAGGGCAAGAGCGACTAATACTCTAGGCGTCAGTTCACAGTTTTCGCAAGCCACAGGAACATTCATTGCCAATCAGGTCACGGCATATCCAAATGCTATTACAGACATAACTGTAGATGCTTCTGGTGTGGCCGGTAACTTTAATTGGACGCCATCCGAGGCGAATGATTTAGCTTACTATACCATACGTCATAGCAATGCTGGCAGCACTTGGGATGCAGCTAGAACAGTTGTCAGTAAGATTGCCAGACCAGCAGACAGCGCCAGTATTAACTTAGAAGCTGGTAAATATATGATAAAGCCTGTCACAAAATCAGGCATTCTATCAGATGGCTTTGCTAGTGTGGATGTGTTGGCAGGCAATATCTCAACAGGTTTGTCTAGTTCAAGCACCATAACAGAGTCGCCAACTTTTGCTGGTACTAAAAGCGGCGTTACTGCGGGGATGAGCGGGCAGCTAACGTTAAGCAGCACATCTTTTCCAACTAGCGGTGTTTACACTTTTGCCAGTGACTTTGGAAGAAGCTTTGACAGTCAATTTCATGTTGCGATTACAAGCAATATCTCAAGAGTGGCTTCAGCTGCAATAGAGTTTGATAACTTGCCGAGCTTCTTTGATGAACTGTCAGGTGATTTCGATAGCTTTAGCTCTTCAACACAATTTGGCGATGTAGAGGTGGAATATTACATTTCTATCAAGCCAGACGGCGGCTCATTCGGAGCATATCAAAAGTTTAACTCAGGGTATTTTTATGGAAAGGAGGCGCGCTTTCAGGTAAAGTTAATTACAAACTCACCCAATGTGACGCCTTCAATATCTGCTCTATCAGCAACAATAAGGTTCTAAAATGGCAACGCACGATTATGTAATAGATAACCAAACAGCAGCACAGTTTAGAGGCGATCTGAACAATGCACTGTCTGCTATTGTTTCGCAAAATAGTAATGCGACTGAGCCAAGCACCAAATTTGCTAATATGATTTGGTATGACACTGCCAATAACTTGGTAAAGATGCGAAATGAGGATAACGATGCGTGGATTAATCTCTATTATTTAGATCAATCCGCTGATGCAATTCATCTCTTAGATGATACTTCTGTTGTAAATACTTCTGGCGTACAGCAGGGTATTTTGGGCGATCAAGCTGATGGCACATGGAATGCTGGCACTGGCACACTTGAGAGCCTTGTGTCGCCCGCAAAGATTAAGGCTGCCGCTGAAGCATTCTGTCTGGGGTCTTTCAACGCCACCAACCAACTGTTTAATCACCCCTCTGGACTGCAGTTAAGGTTTGGCACCTTTAGCAGTACATCAGACAGTTCTGAGGCGTTCACTTTCACAACTGCTTTTTCAACTGCTTGCTTGGTGGTTGTAACAAGTGTTGGAGGATCTGTTCCGGTTAAATCCACAACTGGTTTTTCCTTTAACAGGCTGGATACATACAGTGGCACTCATGTCTCAGATTACATTGCGCTCGGGCATTAAGGAGAAATCAAATGGCTGATAAGAAGATTTCAGAATTAACCGCCCTCACAGGGGCTGACACTGCCACAGACGATCAGTTGGTCATCGTTGATACTTCTGCTGGCCTTACAAAAAGCATTACCGTTGCGGAGTTTCAGAACGCCTTAGATGGCTCAACTGGCTTTGTCAGGATCACTGGCGATACCATGACGGGTGACCTAGATATGTCAGGGGCTGATGTAACTCTAGGT